GTGGCTAATTATTTCCACTCCCAGTACAGCGTCAAATTTTTCTATGCTTCTTGGTGACGACACCAGTAATTACATAGAGTGGAATATTGGAAGAAACCTGCTCGCATATGGCGGTGCGGCCGGAGTCCTCGACGACATAGCTGGTACTTGCTACTGCCTTTGGTGGGACCCAACTCGGTCACTTGGTAATTCTTCCCAGACCGGGACTCCTAGTAGTACCCCTTCTTGGATAGGCACTAAAGTCAGAGTGGCAGGGACTCTAGTAAAAGGACCAAACCTGTCCATGGATGCTGCCAGAATTGGCACTGGTTACGATGTTTTAGGCGGCACTGGTGCCGACCCGGAAGCTAACTTCGCAGGAATCGTGGCTGACGATGTCTCTACTTCGGAGGGTGTACTCCAGCCTGGTGGAACTGGTTACATATTGCAGGGCAAGATACGCATCGGGAGTGCCAGCACTGCCTGTGAATTTCTTGACTCTGATGTGGTGATTTCTACTGCTGTCTCGGAAGTTACAAAGTCGGATTTTACTGAAATTCTTATCGAGCACGCAGACACAATTATCACTTTGGATAACTGTACTTTCAGGGGTCTCTACACGCACGATAGAGGAAGGTTCGAGATGATAACCTCGACCGCCACTGTCAACATGACCGGCTGCACATTTCAAGCATACGGAGACGTTGTTCTTGGTTCAGGGGCCACCATGCTTGGGTGTAACTTTCTTGACACCGACACTGTTACTGTGAATGACGCAGTTCTGACAGGCTCTTTGGTATCTGGGTATAGCAGAACGGCCGATACCTCACCAATAATTTGGAATACCGCGACTAATCCAGATGGTTATTTGGATGACATGGATTTTATAGCCGGGTCAGGGGCACACGCAATTGAGTTTGGCACAAGCAGCCCAACCTCAATTACTCTGAGAGAGATTGACTTCTCCGGTTACAACGCGTCAAACGGCCAGACTAACTCCACTCTGCATATCCTGCGTACAACTGGCACTGTAACGATCACCACCATCAAATGCACCGGAAACATCTCCTACAAGACAGCAGGTGCGACAGTAGTATTTATTACTAACCCGGTTACTTTTCAACTGCATGTGACCGACATTGATACCGGGTCAGACATCCAGAATGCCAGAGCCTTTATTACTCCTTCTAATAACACTGCCACGTATCCTTGGCATGAGTCAGTGACGATCAGTAGGTCTGGGAGCACAGCCAGTGTGTCTCACACTGCACATAATCTATCAGATGGGAACAAGGTATTCATCGAAGGAGCAGACCAAGAGGAATACAATGGTGTTCAAACGATAACGAATGTCTCCACCAATGCCTATGACTACACGGTCTCCGGGACACCAACCACACCAGCTACCGGGACTATAATTTCAACTGCCGTCTTCATTGACGGGCTCACGGATTCAGGCGGGCTAATCAGCGACTTCCGCCCGTTTCCAATTGATCAGCCGATTACGGGGAGGGTGAGAAAATCGTCGGCATCCCCATTTTACAGGTCTTCCCCAATCACAGGCTCCATTGACGATGTCAACGGGCTTGAGATTGCGGTACAAATGGTTAGGGATGAATGATGTCTACCGAACAGGAACTGAGAGAAATAATGGAGTCAGAAGTAGGACGAGAGGAGCGGGAGGCCAACGAGGAGCGTATGAAGCGGGAAGATAGGCTGATTATGGCCATGAGGAACGCAGAGGCACTGGCACAGGCCATGTGCAAGCAGGGAGAGCGTTTTGACGAGTTGACGGAGCGGATGAACAGGGTGGCTGGCACTGTGGGCAATTTACAGAACGAATTGGCCAACCACAAAAATCTCATCGTCATGAGCTTGCAACAGAAGTACGGCACAGGCTCAACTGAACCGGGTGAATAATGGCAATCACTGTAGACTATTCAACGAAGATCATCTCGGTACCTCAGTCTTATCTGACTCTGGTATCCGGGACGCTGTACGAGTTGGATACAAACCAGTTCAGATTAGATCTGGCCGACATCCAAGATAGTGAAGCCGGAATGTGGGCCGACACCATGTACACCCACAATACAGAGGTGACAGTTGCTGGTACCACGTTTGCCCGCACCATTGAGATTATCAATGGCTATTCTGTCGAGTTTGAAAATGGTGCTTACACAGTTAGGCTCGCTGGGTCTAACAACAACATCTTTGATGTCGAGAATGGAATCCTGGTGCAGAACAGCGTCCAGATAATCGCCCAGAACTCCGCCGGTCTGGTGGTCACATCGTCTATCACTCCATCACAGCAGCAGATACGGGACGCCATGGAACTCACTACCACTGGCGGTAAGGACTCTGTTGACGATAAGTTGGACAATAACTTCGCCATTTCGGCGGCGGGACTATAACATGCCTTGTTGCCCACGAGGGATATTTCAGCCTCTGATTCGTGATTGCAATGGCACCATAAGGCCTCTGCAAGAGAGCGAGGGTCTCATGGTACGCGGGGCTCAGGTTCATGAGTTGTTGACAGAAGATGTGACTTTCTATGTCTCCACCACAGGAAGCGACTCAACTGGGACAGGAACCTCGACCAACCCCTACAAGACCATCCTCAAAGCGTTTGAGAGGATAGCCTTCATAATCCCTGGCAACTACAGTATCACTATCAGCATGGGTAGGGGAATACACGTCTTAGACCGAACCATCAGGCCATCCTGGCCGTATGGGAGCAACTTGACTGTTGACGGCCAGAGGCGGGCAGTAGCGACCACTCTGACTATCTCCAATATCGACACTGCTTACTCTACGGATGGAGACTTCACAAACTTACAATACTTTGACTGCGACATAGATTTGAGCGGGGATTCTCCGGAGGTCGCAGTTGGGTACTTTATCCGGATCAAAGACGCCACTGGTGGAACTAACCACGATGCAATCCGTGGCTTGCACGAGATCATAGCCTGGGACAGCGGCACAGAAACAGCCACTATTAGAGTGTGGTCAAATGAGGGGGTATCTGCCTTACCGAGTGGGTCAATAACTGCCACCACTGGGGATGTCATTCAGACCGTCATCACCTGGGAAGACGCTGTGGCAGACCATGGTATTGACTGCGACGGAGTAAACGGAGGAATATGGACCGACATAATTATCAAAGGCAATCAAAATCAGTTCGATGTGTATCGAGGATTGCGTGTGACAGCAGGGGGCTCCTTATCACCTGCCGCAAGATTTGGAGTCCATCAATTTGATGTCGGGGCAGAGATATTCAACAATGGCATGTTGGAGATGCCATTAGGTATGATGTCTAAGATCTGGACCATTGGTGCCAGCGTAGGGGCTGGCGGTACAATGAGATTCAATTTTGACTCATACATGAACGGGTGTGGAACATTAGGAGTCAGGTGCCAGCAGGGAGGTAACTTCATAGGAGACAATTCCACATACGTTGGAATAGCCCAACAATATGCGATGACTTCTGAACAGGGGGCTCTTATTTCCCTTGCAAACTCTTTGTTCCTCTATGAGGACGCAGCCCTAGTGACCACAGCTTGTTTGAGGTCTGAGTCTCTTGCAGATATATCGGCAGGCGGAGTATTCGTCTCAGGATTCACTACGTCAACCAGCACGGCAACCAGTGGGCGGATTATAACGTAAGGACATGGACATGAATTGGATTTCACTGATAAAAGAAGTCGGCCCTTACCTAGGCTTGATGTGCTTCTTCATCTGGAGAGACTATCGACGGGAAGAGAACCTGGTAAAGCAAATCAACGCACTCAATGCGTTCATCAAAAAAGAACTGATGGACCTAATCGAAAAGACAAACGAGGCACTCCGAAATGTCAACAGGTAATCCAGCAATGTTGCCTGCTATTCGGCAGACGATCTACAACCTCAATAACAGATATGGGGTGGAGATCAGTGTCTATCGGCTGGCATCAGCCGCAACTAATTACAAAACTGGAGACAAGTCTGCAACTAAGACTTCGTATGATATACGAAAAGCCGCAGTCTTACCGGCGGAGGAAATGAGGAAGTTCTTCGCCAGCATAAGTTTTATCTCTGCATCCAAATCCTTTATCTCTCCTGGCCAGCAGGGCTGGGATCAGAGTCAGCGAGGATTCCTAATCGATGCCAGGGACATACCAGGAGTCGAGTTGCAGCCGGAGGATTGGATAGTCTATCTCAATAGGAGATATGAGCTTGAGACTATCGTAAAACTTGACTACAACTTAGGCTGGTTGATTGTCGGAAAAGAACTCAAGGGATCAGACCCCGAGCAGATTATAAATCTGAACGTGGTAGATACCCTTCTAGTAGACCAGGAGGCTATAGAATCATGAACTCTAACCTGCCACGTTGGGTGTTCTCTTCTATGGCGGAACATTTCAGAACGGTCGCTGTCACAGCCGGGCTGAGATACTACGTCGAGGGAGTCGATGAACAGGAATCTGCCGACTTCCAAAATGACTCGTCCTTATTCAAAATGGACGGGCCAGTTGCCCACCAAGGAAGTAATGGAGTCGAATGGTACTCTGTCGAGATGATGATTCTCTTGACAGACATCATTCAATTGACAGGAGATAACGCCTATAGCATCTATGAGTGGGCTGGGGCCTTCCAGGCATCCATGCTCAATGATGCTCTGGCAATCTACCGCTATGGAAGCGGCGGACAAGATGACCAAAAACTCATTGGGTGTTTGGAGCCAGATCCAGATGTCAGAAACAATGTGCGAGTCGTGTCTTATGGACAGGTAGACAAGGACTTGCGAATCAAACAGGTAAGTATCAATGGCAGGTTCGTCCTGCATCCACTCTAGGGAGAATAACAATGGCGAGAATTCAACTTCGCGATACAACCATTTATTTGCAGGACGGGCTCAGCGGCACGGCCCAAGTTGACATCGGCAACTCGTCGTTGGCTGCTCCTGCTGTCACAGTAACTACTGAAGGTTCCTCGACTGCCCCGTTGGCCGACGAGGTCCAAGTGGCGGCACAGTTCGCTCGGGCACCATCTGGTGGCACCTACGCCCTCTCTTTTGAGGATGAAGATGGCAACCAAGTTACCACAGCGGCCATCGCCTACAATGCTGTCGATACGGTAATTGAGGGAGCAATTGACACTGCGTTCACAAGTGCCGCTTACCCCTCTTGGTCCAATGCCGATATTTCGGTCTCCATGGGCGGGGCCGCCGGACTCAGTGACGGCACTGTGACCTTCACGTTTGACGGCTTGTCTGTGGACGACAAGAACTGGCTGACCATAGTGGTCGATGGAGCCCTCTTGACTGGCACCACCGTCTCCAGCGGCACTAGCCTAGGTCTCCAGAGCATCTCGCTCAACAGCACCAATACGGATCTCTGCCCAGTGGGTGCCAGATTCACAATTGCCACTGAAACTTTGACCCCAATCCACACGGTTCTTGCCAGAGACAACAACCTGGACGACGCCTTGACTCTCCGAGTGAACGTCACTCCTGCCATCTCTTCAGCAGTGTCTGACACTGACGCGATCACTTTCCTCCCGCAGCGGATCGAAATCAAGATCGGTGAGGGAGACCTCACATGGACCGAAAGCCGAGAGATTCTTTATGATCTCGACCGCGACCTCTTGGATACAGTTCGGCTGGGACAAGAGCAGCCTGTGGAAGTGGATCTTGCGTTCATCTTCGACTACGTAACAACCGAAAGCGGGCAGGCCATCACCCCTGTGGACGCCCTCAAGCAAATTGGGGAAGCCACTGAGTGGGTTTCCAGTTCGTCTGATCTCTGTGAACCTTATGCGGTCGACATCTACGCCCTGCACTGCGTGCCATGCGGCGGAGAAGAGGACCAGGACTTTACCTTCCAAGACTTCCGATGGGAGTCTCTGGATTACAGCGTACAGGACGCATCAATTGCGGTCTCTGGACGTTGCAATGTCTCAAGTGTTCCAACCACACGTAGTAACTTTACTGATTGTGCATAACCTACGGTAGGTGCCACCTGGGTCCTGCCACGACCTAGTAAGCGAATCCGGTTTTGATACATGTATCTAACCCTTTTTCAACGGAGAAATCAGGATGGCTAGAATCCAACTCCGAGATACGACGATCTATTTGCAAGACGGTTTGTCTGGCACCGGTGCTGTCAATGAGACCCCGGCTGCCTCTGGCGACACTGACTTGGACGTAGATACGCTCGTTCTCAATAGCACTGTTACGACCCTTGTGCCGGTCGGAGCCCGTTTCACCATTGCGGCTGAAACTGGGTCGCCGATTCACACGGTCACGGCCCGTACTCCAGCGAGTACGGCCCCGACTACCAACATTGTCTTCACGCCGGCTACTGCCACAGGTGTTCTAGAGGATGCGGTAATCACTTTCCTCCCTCAGCGGATCGAAATCAAGATCGGTGAGGGAGACCTCACCTGGACGGAAAGCCGGGAGATGCTTTATGACCTCGACCGTGACCTCTTGGACACAGTGCGTACAGGTCAAGAGCAACCAGTCGAGGTGGACCTCGCGTTTATTTTCGACTACGTTACCACCGAAAGTGGCCAGGCCATCACACCAGTCGACGCCCTCAAGCAAATTGGGGAAGCCACTGAGTGGGTGTCTAGTTCGAGTGATCTTTGTGAGCCCTATGCGGTTGACATTTATGCTCTGCACTGCGTGCCATGCGGTACGGAACAGGACCAGGACTTTACGTTCTCTGACTTCCGATGGGAGTCTCTGGACTATAGCGTTCAAGACGCATCAATTGCGGTCTCTGGTCGTTGCAACATCTCAAGTGTCGCGACCACTAGGGCGGACATCACGGGTTGCTAACGTAGTTTGCACGGGGTGGGCTGGATGCCCGGCCCACCCCATTTTCACCTTTACCTTAGAGAGAGGGTAACAATCATGAAAGTCAATGGAGTCGAAGTGAAAGGCCCAGCGGAAGAAGTGCTGGTACTTCCTCGGCCTACTTCCAAGGATCTGGTATTCATCGCAAAGGCTGTGCTCAACACAGATGAATTCTCCAAGATGGTCCCAGAGCCAAAAGCCAAGGCACGCCTTGAGGCCGGAGGATGGAAGAAGAATCTGGACGACCCAGCATTCAAAAAGGCACTGATGGAATACGGCGAACTCAGGTTCGCCTGGATGGTGATCAAATCCCTGGAGCCGAGTAACATCGAGTGGGACAAAGTCAACATCGATAAGCCGTCGACTTGGATGTCATGGTCAGATGAGATGAAGGAAGGCGGGATGAGCCAGACCGAAATCAATCGGGTCATCAATTGCGTGGCTTCAGCTAATGCTCTGAATGAGCAGAAGTTGGAAGCGGCCCGCGAAAGTTTCTTGCAAGGTCTGGCGAAAGCGTCCGAAAACTCTACTGGCCAAAATTCCGATCAGGAGAATACGCAATCTGGAGAGGATGTGAGCGGCTAGGTGTCAGACCCCCTGGAGTAAAGGACGCTTGGGAAGATTGCCCTGTATGGACGCAGGCACAAATTCTTGCTTATAATCAGGTGAGGGACTATGAGGAGAATCCACCTGTGAAAGAGCCGAAACCATCCAGAGGCGGGAGGCGAAGGAGATGAAGTTTACACCAGACATCAAACTGATTAGCTTCGACTACGCCGGGTACAAAACGGAGTTTGATCTGAGGATGACTGAGATTACCAAGGACGCCGCAAGATCTTGGTTGCGGACTGTCCTTGTTATCATTCCGACTTGGTCCAGGGCTTCAAGGGCCACCTTTGAAGCCCTGGCCAACGAGGTCGGTTTCAATATAACATACGGACCACAGAGATCCAGAGAGGACCGCCTTATTTTGGGACTATCTACCGGTAGAGGCGGCCTGGACATAGCAAAGCTCAAAAAGTACACTTTTTTCTACGAGACCGATCTCAGGTATCTGGCATACAATGAGATGAACAATGCCATCCCTGGGCCTCCCCCACAGCCCTTTGGACGCCTGCTCAATCCCACCCCTTACAACTTCAGAGAAGCCGGTAAGAATGACTTCATGAGTTTCGCAAGAAACATCCGATTACCGTCCCCAATTGACTTCATCACACCAAAGCAAATATAATGGCAGAAATCATCGAAAAAGTAGGCTTTGAGACTTCGCAGGCCGTTACTGCTTTGAACAACCTGGATGCGGCTCTCAAGGGTGTCAATAGGAGACTCACCAACTTCAATAAGAAGGCCAGTGAGACAACTGGTGCCAGTGCCTCTAAGGCACTTGATAATGTGTCCAAGTCGGCAGAAAAGGCCAAGAGTTCTGTTGTAGATGCCGGAAAGGCTTTGGCACAAACAGGTAAGCAGGGTTCGGCAGCCGTACAGAAGATCAGCATTGGATTCACCGGACTGGCGAAAGCCCTGGTCGCAAGGGAAGCAGTGCAGGCCCTAAACGCACTCAAGAACACCATCTTAGAATCTGCGGACGCCGCTTCCGAATTTGAACTTTCAGTAGCCAGAATCAGTAACATTGCTGAAGGCCCAGGCAGCGGTATCGACCAATTGACACAGAGTCTTGGAGACTTGTCAGTAGAATTAGGACGACCATCCACCGAGGTTGCAGCAGCCGCATTTGAGGCATTACAGAACGACCTCGGTAATACCCGCGAGACAATAGAGTTGCTTCGTGGGTCCGCCCAGGATCTCGCCCTAGTGACAGGCGGTACTCTGACTCAGTCTATCAACGCCTTGTCTTCAGTCCTCAAGTCATATGATCTTGACATCTCACAAGCTGCCAATATTAGCGATATTTTCTTCGCAGCAATTGATAAAGGCCGCATCAACCTGGCAGAGTTAGAGAGCAGTCTTGGTAAGATTACTCCTCTTGCCGCCAGATTGGACATCGACTTCCAGAATGTGGCCGCTGCAATGGCCGCCATTACCCAACAAGGTACGAGTGCGGCAGTTGCAAATACTCAGCTTCGTAGCATCTTCCAGAAGTTGATCCGCCCGACTGAGGAGCTTCAAGCAGCATTCAATAAATTAGGTGTAAACTCGTTCAACGAACTGATTTCACGAAGCGGTAACTTGCAGGTTGCTTTGGAGCAAATTGCAAAGGCACTGAACAATGATGACCAAGCCATCGCAAAGGCCTTCGGACGGTTGCGTGGCCAGCTTGGTGTGTTCAACCTGATAGCTAATGAAGGTAAAATCTTCAAAGACACCTTGGATGCTGTCAGCGATGCCGCCGGCTCCGCTGCGAAAGCGGCAGATAATATCCGAAACACTGATGCCTTTGCTGGGCAGCAAGCGGCAGAGGAGTTCAATAAGACTCTGCGTGAGATAGGGGAGTCTGTTCTAGAAGCACGTACCGCCTTCACCCAGTTAGCAAACTCAGTTCTGCCAGAGGGTAAGACTATCGCCGATGTTTTAGGGCTCATCCTTACAGGCTCACTTGCACTTGGCAGTGGAGCAGCAATCGGTGCATGGGCCGCTTTCGGAGGGGCAATATCTGCTACCCTGGCACCACTTCTCGCTGTAGGGGCTGCTCTGGCCCCATTCATCGCTGCTGCGGCTGTCGGGTTTGGTATAGGGAAGCTGATCGATGCAGCCTTTACTAGCACTTCTGAAAAGCTACAGCAAATCGCAGCGGATCTTGAAGAGACCAACTCTAAGGTAGCCGAGTCATCTGAAAAGGCCCTGAATGAATCCAACCAACAGATCGACCAACTTCTGGCCCAGAGGGGAGAGGCAGTCGATAAGTATGTTGCAGGCCTGTCAAGTGCATTTGAGTTGGAGACAAAGGTCATAAGGGATGCAGCCGCTAGGGCCGACACACTTCTGAAGGCCAGCTTCAACGACTTCGGTAAGGGCATTGACGACATCTTCAAGCGTATCGAGAGTCAAGTAAAGAATGCCCAGAAGAACTTGAAAGACGCTCAAGGGAAACTGACGGACGCGAAGCAAAATCTAGAGGACTTCCGCTTTGATAAAGATGGGAGGAATCTCACTGGAGCCCAGAAATTCAACAGGGAGTTGGATAGGGCTACCCAGACTGGGAAGGATCTGGCCAAAGAACTCAAACTAGCTAAGACTGATCCTAATGCGGCAAAAGAGGCAGAACGACTTGCTGACCGGTTACAGGACCAAGCACAATCTATCCGCCAAAAGGCAGAGCAGGAAGACAATGCCTTCAGGAAGCGGGAAGGAATTGCTAAGGCCGACAAGCTGGAAGAACAGGCTTTGAAGGCGAAAGTTACTCTTACTGAAAATGAGGTGAATGTTCTCAACAAGAAGGCAGCAGTCACTGATTCTATTCTGAACCAAAATATAGCTATCAAGGATGAGCTGAAGTTACAATACGATATTCTGAAGGATCAACTGAGCATCCTGAATGAGCAGGGCAAGATCAAGACTCCAGCAGAACAGCGTTCAGATTTGAAAGGTGCCGAGGGAACCGCAGCCAAAGCTAGGGAGTTGGAGGAAGAATTCACCAAAGGCTTCCTTGAGACGTTCGGCGAGGCTGGGAATCTAGACAAACTTGGCCAGGCTGTAAATAGAGGTATTGCCCAGGCCGATATAGATTTTAGCAACATCACCCAACAGCTAAAAGACAAGATCAATGAGCCCGAGTACAAGATTTTTGTCGATGCCGAGATCAACACTGCTTCAATTAGTGAACGTGTAGATGCGGCCCTGAATCAGGCACGGGAGGCAGGAGGCTTGAACCCGCCGGCCAGGCAGGAGGCGGCACGTAAAGCAGCGGTTGATTTGCTCCGCGAACAAGAGAAAGCAAGCAACGAATACGACGCGGCCACCAAGAGATTGGCTGCACAGTCTCAAGCTACTACAACGGCAATTGGCACGGCAGTCAATGCCTCTCTGAGCGGGAATATTGAGGAAGTCAATGCCATAGGTTTGAGAATCCAGGCGTTGCAGAATCAGCTTCAAAGTCCGGATCTCTCGCAAGCTGCGGCCGGACAAATAGAGTCACAGCTAGTAAACCTACAGAACAAAGTAGTAGGTCTATTCTCTACTGGGGAGATAAGTGGGGCGGCTTCCTCCGCATTGCAGGAAGCTATCAAGAGTGCCTTGACAGAAGTGGAGATCACAGAACTCAAGGTCGATTTGAAGCCACAGTTCAATGAGGCCGAGATCACTGGGCTAAAGAATCTAATCCAAGGAATCAAACCTGACACAGTTTCCTTTGATTCAGTAGAGACTTCCATAAAGAACTCGGCGACAAGTGCGTCAAGTGCGGCAACATCTATGGGAACCTTGCAGTCCAAAACATCCTCGGCAGTTGGGCCGATGCTGGCACTGGCTGCCGCTGCTGAGAGGGTAGCCAGGGCTAATGCTGGGGCTGCCTCCAGGTCTGCGTACCATGGAGGAGTCCAGCATCTGGCCTCTGGTGGACGCGGGCATGACAAAATTCCTACCATGCTGGCCGATGGAGAGTTTGTCCTTAGTGCTAAGCAGACAAGGAATTTCTTTCCGCAGGTTCAAGCTATGAATGCTGGGCAGTCTCCCCAGTACCGAGAAGGCGGCGGGCCTATTACCAACATTGGAGACATCAACGTGAACGTAGTTGGCGGGTCGGGGAGCGAGAACCCCGATGTCGCTGGACGACAAATTGCAAACTCGCTACGACGTGAACTGCGTCGTAATACCTCGGCCCTCTAGGGTTATAACAAGAAAGGTTTTGCTATGAAAAGCAAAGGTTTGTGCAGAATTGGCCTGAAGGGCCGCTTCCGAGTCGAGCATTATGACGGAGAAGGTGAGTTGAAAGCTGTCTACCGGTTCCCCAACGGAATCGTGGATGTCGGCCTCAATATGATTTTGGACACCATGTTCGACGGTGGCACTCCATCCACGACATGGTACATCGGTCTGGTGGACAACTCAGGGTGGACGGCGTTCGCGAATGCGGATACTATGGCCTCTCATACTGGGTGGACAGAGAGCACAGCTTACACTCAGACGGCCCGCCCAGAGTGGACAGCCGGCACTCCTTCCAGTCGGTCCATTACGAATGCCTCTACTGTCGATTTCTCAATCAATGGTTCTGTTACTCTCAAAGGTATCTTCATTGTCGACAACTCCACGAAGTCCGGCACCACCGGAACTCTCTGGTCGACAGCAGCATTTGCCAGCACCGTCGCGGCGACGAGTGGTGACACGCTGAAGATCACCTACACTGTCTCGGGTTAGTCACCCTCTCGGGCTGGGTCGCCCCTACGGGGGCGGCCTGGTTCTTTCTTTCAGGACTATGCTCATGTCTGTAATCTTCTTCGACGGTTTTGAAACTGTCGGGACCGAAACCGGTCTCGCCAATGAGGCCACCATTCGTGCCCGCATGAATCTGAGGTGGGACAAGACTAATGCTGGTGTCTCTCCGTCTACTAGCGGATTCTATCTGATGGACTCTCCCACTGGATCAGGTTACTCCTGGAACCAAGGTAAGAACAAATCTACGTATCTCAGGAAGTTCATACCAAGTGAAGTCGGCAAGACTTACGTCATCGGCTGCAATGTGCATGTCCAGGATACAACAGACTCAAGGTTTACTATCTTCCAAGTGATGGGTAACACTACCTCTGTGCCGTCATACCACATCAAGATCAATGTAGAGAACTTGACAGATATTGTGGCACGCAGGGGTCCTAGTGACACCTCAGTAGGCAGTGCGACGAGTGTAATGACTCCCGGTGCCTGGCACCATGTAGAGGCCAAGATCAAAGTGGCCAACTCCCCTAATGGTTTAGTGGAAGTCAATGTGAATGGCACACAAGTGCTTGACGTATCTGGCATCGACACGCAGGACTTCTACAGCAACGTCATTGTTGTTCAATTTGGCGGAGTCCATCTTAGTGACACCGCCGTCACTGATGTTGATGATGACTTCATTGGCCTCGATGACATCTACGTCTTGAAGACTGAAGGTGTCGGTCCTAATGATTTCCTAGGTTCCAGGGCGGCTGTCCTATCTCTTCCACCTAATGGGGACAGTACAGTTCAGTGGTCTCCAAGCACTGGCACGGTTCACTACACTTTGGTAGATGAGAATGGTGCAGACTCAGCAGACTATGTAGAAGAGTCAACTGACACTGAGGTGGAAATGTTTGACCTCACCAATCTCCCCAACGGTGGGATATACCATGCGTTCAAAGTAGAGGTAGAGGCCATCGATACATCTGCTGGAGCAAACAACATGGATGTGAGAATCGACTCAGGGGGCACTGTGTCGGAGACTAACTTCAGTGTTACTAGCACCACAGATTATGCTGTGTTTGTCCACTATGAAGGTGAGACAAATCCAGATACCTCAACCGACTGGACAGAGACAACTATCAACGCTCTACTCGCAGGAGCCCAGTTCAACACGTAGGTTATCATGTCGATTTTATTCTTCGATGGTTTTGAGACTGTGGGCACTGAACTTGGGATAGCCAATCAGGCCGACATTGTACCAAGAGTAGAATTGCGGTACGATAAAGCCAATGATGGAGGTACCCCTGCTACAGACTCATTCTTTCTGATTGACGACGACTTCTCCGAGGGGTATGCCCTCCAGATGGGTCAAAACAGTTTCAGCAATGGGAACTATCTGGAAATCACACCTGCGTCCTTACAGGTAGGCCCATCCAGTGCCAGTACGCCGAAAGTCATTATTGGCTGTCGAGTACACGTCCCAAGTGTCGGAACACGCAATGGAGTCATCCTCAATGTGCGTGGCAGGTTCAGCGTTGTGGGCACAGACAACCAGTTCACTGTGGCCTATGATGGAGTGGACTTAGTCCTAACTTTCGGCTCTGGTGGTGGTACCAGGACTGACACAGTGGTCGGGGCGTTCTCTCTGGACAACTGGCATTTCGTTGAGGTCAAATTCAAATGTGCTGAGTCTGCCAATGGTGGTATGATTGAGATCAGGGTGGATGGCACTGTTGTCCTAAGCCAAGACCCACAGGATATGAATAACGCAGCATCACTTGAGGCCTATGAATACTTCAGGTTTCAAACAGCCACTGCCACAACTAATCCTGGAGACTACACGGCTTACGATGACATCTACATCCTGAATGCCGATGTGTCACCTCATGATGACTATCTTGGTCCGGTGCGAGTCAGGTCTATTCCTCCAAACAGTGATCAGGACATCGAATGGGAGAACAACACGGTGGGCAACACTCCTCCCAACTACAGCAAGATAAATGAGAACGGGGCTGACGATACCACCTATGTGGAGTCAGATGTACAGCTTAGCAGGGACCGCTACAACATCACAGATCTAACTGAGCCGGATGCTGTGCTTGCCGTCAAGCTAGAGGCGGAGGCCATCAATGCAACAGGAGGAACCCCCTCCCTGGAAATTGAACTGCAATCCGGGTCCACAGTGGAGTCGACCAAAGTGACGGTAGACGACACTGTTGACTATGCTGTGTTCGTTACCTATCACGGCCAAGATCCTAACACTTCTGGGGCCTGGACCAATGCAGCAATCGACGCCATACGTGCCGGTTTCATATTCGACAATGAGGTAGGATAATGGCCATCCGTGCCAGTAATGTAACCGCTCAGATTCTGTGGAGTTCTACGGAAGTTCTCAGGAGTATATCTGACACTATAACCTTTGTAGAGGAGCCGTTTGCCAGGAAGATTCTGGTGACGAACTTCACTGTGCAGGTGTTGCAGTTGGAGGCCGGAGTGTTCGGCAATGCCTCGAACTCCCTGGCACTGGTAGATGAAGTATTTGAGTTCCTGGCGATCGACGACTTCAAGCCAATGAGCCACACACTGGTCTTCACAGACTCGGTGGTGTCTCCCAACTGGCCGATTGTCTTCGACACTATTGCCTTTACAGATGAAGCACGCTCAAGCCTTCACAACAGGTCGGTCAGTCAAATGATGGGGCTGCACGATGGGGCAGGCTACTGCTTCAGTGCCCCGTGGCAGCCCATTGAAGTCGACGACGTAATAGAATTTGAGGACAGGGTCTCTCAACTGGAGCCACAGAATGTAACAGACCCAATCACTTTTGTAGATACAGTCGACCACAGTGAAATAGACGGTGATCAATTCATAGACTTCACAGACGAAGTCAGTGTAGGATTCGGTTATGACCTGAGCAGCACCATAACATTCACTGATGCCATTGACACATCCTCAGATTTCCTTAGAGTAGTGGAGGACGCCAACTTCATCGAACACGCAATGACCTATTACATCGATAATGGATGTAACAGAAAGCTATACGCGAGGTTCATCGGTGAGGGCTCGGCAGACGGGATCATTGAGCAGAGGCTCACCTGGGATTCCAACATGGTCCTGGAGTCGCTAGGTGGAGACCTGCTGGCTCTAAGGAACCCAGAGACTGATGACAACGACCGCATCGGATTCAATCGAATCAACCGTGAGACTCGTGGCGGAGAACTGAATGTCTATGGCGACCCAGGATGGGCTAAGGTCAACACCCTGTTGTTCACAATCGTGGCACTGAGTGACGGTAAGAATTGTCCGGATGTCATCAATGCGACACTCGACTTCTTCCAAACTTACATAGGGCAAGAGATCATTCTCCACGACTGGACTGGGACATCTTGGAGGGGAGTGGTCACCACACCAGACGAGAGGGCCGTCGAGGACTCCGACGGGTGGTGGACTCTATCCTTTGAGTTCGAGGGAGAAGCAGAGCCTGGTTCAGTCCCGGCTTCATCGATGTCCCTGGACGACGACCTCAGCTTCAATGCCGATTGGACGCGGGCACTTACTGATGACCTAGGGCTCACAGATACAGTCCATGTGGGCGGAGACATATACCTGGAGTTGACTGATGATCTGGATTTGGAAGATGGCCTGATAGGAACGCAAGAAATCACAATGATGCAGGACCTACTGTCCTCTGGAGCCGCTGTGGATCTGCATGGCACGACCCCGAACACCGGCAGCAGTACCTGGTCGGCACAAGAGGAATATCAAGACGACGGCACGATGGCCAACCCGTCCAATGCAGGGGCCTACTACCCATTCGCCCCGGTATCTGGGACGGTCTATGAATTGACCTGTGACTCGGCACATGTGGTAACATATGAAGACGGCTATACCTGCATCTGGGGCCTGTTCGAGGATGTGACAACTGACACCCTGCTACAAGGCTCTACCACAAACGGCAACCTGAATCCAACCTGTGCTAAGGCGGTCCACTTGATGCGGGAAGTCAACGGATCAATCAGGAACAACGCATACCGACGTGGCTCAGACAGCGACGGTGCAGCCGACACTATCCAGTGGACGGATGCGACTCTCAGGGCATCAGCGGATACCACTCTGGACTTGCGGATCATCCTGGACACAACTGGAGGTCCTGGCAACTGGGAAGTGACCTGGCAGGCCAAGGCCACTGCGTCCGGGTCTTACACAGAAGTAGGACCATCCACTGCACTGCTGAGTGAAAACATCGGAGCTATCGGATTCTCCAATGATTCAATTCTCACAGAGCTTACCACCGAAACAATAACTCTACTGGAGTTGAGGCCTATCTGATGTCCTTCGTAATTCAAGCTCCATGGCCCGCAATGAAGAATACCTTACTGCTGCCCTCCCCGCAGGAAGGCAACAACAAAGGTAACTCTGCCACAGTACAGACGTTACGTGCTATGGATGGCACGTTGTACACTTACATAAAAACTAAGAGGGCTCGACAGGGATTCAACTGGGATTTCCTCACATCGAAAGATAAGGCCCTAGAAGCCAAGGAGTTCATCAAAGGATTCGCAAGCGGTCTAGTTAGGGTGACTGACCACAGAGGGACCACGATGATTGGCTACATTACCATCAACCCACTGGATGAATCCGGAGAAGGCAGAGCAGGTGGTTGGGGCAAGAACCAGGAAGCATATCGATTTACTATCGAGTTTGAGGAGAGGGTATAATGCCGAGAACATTTTCGACGGCGATTCAAGGTGAGATCGACAAGCAATACGCCGGGGAGCCCATGGTTCTCGTGGAGGTCGAGTGGGTGACTGGTATGCCTGTGGCATACACAGATCGCAAGCTAAACGGGCAGGACTACCCCTATCCATATGTGATCAACATCAGCCAGTTCGATAGCACTAAGGTACTCTCCGGCAACGGCGACAGTCAGCAGGTTACTATCACTATGAATGACATAGATGGTAGCCTGCGGGCGATCATCGACACGCAAGACATCCACTTGAAAATTGTGAGGCTATATCTCACTTTTCAAGGTCTCCCTCTTGAGGAAAAAGCCCTGATGTTCGAGGGGGTTATCAACTCCCCCATGACTTGGGATGAAGGAGGTCGCACTCTAACATTTGACGTGCTCTCCAAGATAGAGTCGGTGGAAGCCGGGTTCACTATGGAGGACGGGGACTTCCCGTTCATCGACCCCGCTGACAGGAACAGTCCATGGCCGCTGGTCTTCGGGGATATATGTAATATGAAGGCAGTGCAGGTCAGAGGCACACGCAAGGGCTTCCTGGCTGAGGGCGTCGGAGTCAAGGACCCGACTATCGAGGAGCGTCTCTGCCAGGCTTATAAGTTGCAGTGTCCTACTGTTCAGTCTGCCACAAGTGCAGATGGCGGAGTCAATGCAGGTGCCGGCGGATCTACTGGTGGGGGCACCACCTACATGACTAATGTGCAGACAGGCAAGAAAGACAAGCAATGCGTGAAGAGGCGTGCCGATAAGATTTGCGAGATCCTGTTCGAGAAGCAGCAGCAGGAGCAGTACGTAAAAACCCAATTCACCATCCGCAATGGAACTGAGTTCCCTCAAGATCAAACTATCACTATCCAGATCAATGAGGTCAAGTTTGAGGGCTCCATGAACGGGGAGACTTTCAGCGTCTCTCAGGTCATCCACCCAGATCCGAAAGACAATCCTCCATGCGTGGATACCCCAGAGCCGGGGTGGGGTTATCGATGGGGCCATGGATTCACAGAGAACCCTACCACCGTAGCTGGGTGCCAGAGTGGTGGGAATGATTACAACCAGCAGGTGGTAGGTGGTGGCGGAGAATCGTGGAAATATTTCAACACATTCGAGAGAAGCAACTTCATCTGGCTCCCACCAGGCACCACAGTCCTCCTGGCCGACGAGGCCGAGGTCATCAACACAGTCTCTCTGGTACCCGGCACAGTAACACAGGTGGCTGCTTACCGGAACTACTCCGACACCAGCCTGTTGACTGCCGTTGACACAGACCGCTATACAGTCGTCACAACTGATTATGGTGGATATGACGTTGTTGAGGTTTGGTTGGATGCTCCCCTTTCTACCATTGAGGATGAGGACTGGGACGACGATATTTTCGTTTCTTTTTCAAGTTCTATTGGACCTAGCCCCGCTGATGAGATACAATGGTTAGTAGAGACCTACACTGACCTAACTGTAGACGCAGCCAGCTTTGCATCTGTCAAGTCTAGCCTCACCAACTATCCGAGCAACTTCTTCCGGAAGTCTCGGGACAGAGTCCTAGACCTGATTCGAGACATCGCCTACCAAGCCAGATGTGCTGTGTTCATCCGTGATAATGTGGTCTACTTGGTTTACTTATCGAAAGAGCCTACCTCGGTTGCTACCATAACAGAGAGTGACATCCTCCCGAACTCGTTCCGGATTACTCACACTACCACAGAGAATTTGCAGACCCGCCACACGATCTCATGGAGCGAGGGTGAGGCTGGTGTCTTCAAAAGCGACGAGACAGACTTTGAGTTCGTGCTGAAGCATAACATACCAAAGTATGGCGTGTTTGAGGGAGACTATAACTACTTCACCATGAACATCTTTGAGTTGGTCGAGAAGTCGGCCACCTTCTGGATGATCCGCAAGTCCAACACTTGGAAGCATATAGAATTTGAGACCCCACTCACACATTTGAACCTGGATGTATTCGATGCCATCACTGTCAACTTATCACAATTCCCGACGACGAAGTGTGTCATTGAGGAAGCCAGATTCAATCTTGATACTAACACTATCTCGTTCAAGTGCTGGACACCTATCAGGATGGGTGAGAGCAGCGAGTATACCTGGGCGTGGCCGGCGGCACAAGATCAATACGCGGTTCATCCTCGGCCCGAGGATTCCGGCGAGGCAGGAGACGGGTTTGATCTGCAAGTCATCCCTCCGGAGGGGCACCCCCTTCGCGGTGCATATGATGCAGATACGGCGGTCCTCAACACAGACGGGGATAAAAATCCGTCGGATATTGGGGATACTCTCCCAACTCTTGAGTGTAAGATTGCGACTGGTGCGGAAATCTCAGACGACGTTGAACCTGAGTTTGATCCGTTTGAACCACTCGCCGAATCTAACTTCCAAGATAAGCTCGACAACATTGAGAGCGGGGGTCAAAATGCCAGTTCAACCGATGATGCCGAAGAGAAGAATGCTTGCGGCGACTCTGGCCCGGCGAATGGCGGTTGCGTGTACGAGGTCAATGTGATATACGTAACCCCAGCAGCAGTTACGACCAGAGACTCGGCTGGAAAGCCGACCTCCCCAGGATGCCATGGCCCGTGTGGCTGTGGTGGTGTGCAGGGACGCCCATGTTATGGTGCTCAGCATGTATTCTGCCACTCTTTCGGTGCAGCTTTTGCTGCCTCATTCTTCGCTAGTCAGAAGAGGGCTGAGGCCGCACAGTTGTTCGATGGGTGCCGATATGTATGTGGGGTGTCACAGATACTACAGGTGCAGAACATCAACGCCATTGAGGGAACAGGGCCAGAACCATTCAATGAGTGCCAGCCAATTGCTGACGCAGACCCGAATGCACCTGGAGCCCAGGACGGGGAGACCCAGAAGCCCAAATGCAAAGGAAGCAACTGTGACTCGGCACCAGAGAGCCCAGGATCATGATAGAATGTGAACACAAGTGGCCGTACTTCATAACGAATCGCGGCATCATGTC